TAAGAAAGGGGAATTAATTATGTTAATTCAAGAAATAATCTATCTAGGCTTTGTAGTCTATGGAGTAATATCTCTATTGATGACAATGGCTTATGTAAGTCTAAAGCTAGATGATAAAAGACTAAGAGAAAAGAAAAGGGATCTGTATGATGTTACAGATTTTGAGTCAAGACTAAAAGAGGGGGAAGTTCTTAACTGGTGTAACTTGTTCACAGGTACACATCACTTTGATGCTCCTGCAGATGATGGAAACTTTGTCTGCTTAAAGTGTTGGACTTATGAGGGTTATGAAATGGAGGGAGTATAAATGGCATTACCAAAATTCTTAGAAGATTATACAACTGTTGGAGAACTTATCAGCAAAATGAATAAAGAATATCCAGAATGCAGATTAGTTGCAGACATGGTAGATAATGGGGAAGATTGGGTTATTTTTAAATCATCTTTCTATGAAAACAAAGAAGATACAGAGCCTAAAGCTACAGGCTATGCAAGACAAACTAAAGCTGATCACAATTCTTGGTTTGAGATGGCTTCTACTAAAGCCAATGGCAGATGCTTAAGAGTTGTATTTTCTGAATCAGATGCAACAGCAGAAGAGATGATTGGGATAGCTCCTAGCAAAGAAGCAGCTCCTCAAAAATCTATAGAGAAAGAGTTAGATAAAGCAGGAATAGAGTTTGAAGATGTTTCTGTAAGTCAATCTCATGTTATAAACAACATTAAATCTTTTGCTATGGATGTTGCTAGTGAGAATAAAACTAATGCAGCTAACTGGTATGCACAGGCTTTAGGACAACTTGGCATAAATGAAAAACAACTAGACATTAACAATATGCAAACTGTTAAAAATAAAATACAAGATATTGCAACAGAACTACAAGTAGGTGGTGCATAATGTTAGGGCTATTTGGTAGAAATAAACCTTTATCAGTTGTTGAAGATATACAGCTAGAGAAAGAGCCATCAGAATTTAGAAAAGTGCAATATGTTTTGGAACTAGAGGGTTTTATATGTTCTCTAGATCCAGAGTTTAATAAAAATGGCAATCTTAGAAAAGCAGTTAACAGGTTAAGAACTCAATATAATGCTCTTATTTATACTGAAGTTTGTAACTGTGCAAATAAGCAATATGCAAAGCTAAAAAAGAATGGAAGTCCTTTTATGCACAATGCTTACATTAAGGACTGGGCATTATGAAAAAAGTTATTGTTAAATTTATTGGGGTTAAGAAATATCTAGTTAGAGATGATACTGATCCTGAAAAAATTAAAAGTATGTTTAAAAAAGACTTAGAGCTTTTACCACCTGTGTGGGCTAATAACATTGAAGCAGTTATGTATGCTAAGGATGTGCCAGAGAAAGAAGAGGAATGATAAGTAACATTCTTTTCTATGTAAAAAATCTTATTTTTAAATGGGATAAAACACCTAAAGAAATAAGAAACTTTACTTGCTTTATGTGTACAGAGGATTATAGCTTTCCTCTGTACAGTAAAGATTATGTTGTCTGCAACAGTTGCTTTAAGAAATTATAATGATTGAACTATTTATAGGTTGCTCTTTACTTCTACAAGTAGAAATTACTGAGCAATCTATAGATGATTATTTTCTCTGTAATCATTTACAAGATGTTAAACAATGGTATTTTAAAACAGAACAGCATTTTGGAGAAGATACTTTGTTTGCATTAGCTGTTATGTCTTGTGAGTCAGATGGCAGGGCTAATGCTAAAGGATATAACACAGATGGCTCTTTTGATCAGGGTTTGTTTCAATTTAATAACAGAACTGAAAAATGGTTAGAAAAAGATATCTATAATAGAGAACTAGATATGTATGATGTAGAAACTAACATAAAGGCTGCTAGATGGCTTTCTTATTATGATGGTTGGCATCATTGGAACAGTAGTAAACATTGTTGGGGTAAATATGCCAGAAGTTAATAAAAACAATAGAAGATTATTTGTAGAGGATGAATATGATTTATATGATATTAGAAAGGCTAGACCATTTTGGAATGATGTTTGTGAAGTTAATGGATGGGAAATAGTAAAAGATGAAGAGGATTTTAAAGAGGACTATATTTGCAAAATCAATAATGAATTATATTTTATGGAGTTACAGGTTGTTGGTTATTGGCACAATTTTGATTTATCTAAAATCAGTAATGTAAGAATTTCAGCAAGTAAAGTTAAATTACTTAAAGAAAAGGGTAATGGAGGTTTAATATTTTTAAACTGTGTTCCTAATAAGTTTTTTGCAATAAATGTTAATCAAGTTACACCAGAGATGAAAAAAGATTCAGTTAGAGAACAATTTTATGAGATACCACTTAGAACAATTAATCCTAGAGAGGTTAATGTCTTAGACACTAATTATTGTGATTGTTTAGAAAATCATCTTAAAATAATGCAAAGAAGTGAGGGCAGGATGGCTTTTGCACAAAAAGACTACAACATAAGAGGAAATAATGGAATATGCTGCTGATGATATAAATTATGGCTATATGTCAATAATTATGCACATTAACTCTGAATATACTTTAATTGACAAGATAGAAAATATAAGAGAAATAGATGGAACTATTGAGCATCCTGTTTTTGGTAAAAATAAAGGTGGTGTGAGCTTTAGTTTATTTCTTAGGGGTTTTTATACAGTCTTTGAAGCTGTACTAAATTATGGAGATAGGTTTGATGTCTATGTAGTTAATGAGTTAGGTAACACAACTATGATTGATGAGGATTTAGACCATTTAATCTCTCTACTGCATATACTTTATATAAATAAGAAAGCTGAGGAGGATGAATTGCTTAACAGGGCTTTAAATCCACACACTTACAGAAAAGATGCAAAAAAGATGTTCTATAATGAATATCCCCCATTTTAAAAAAGGTTTAGAAGTACAATTTGTAGAAGCTGCAACAGATTTTATTGATCCACCAACACAAGACATTCTATGGAGATATGGTAAGATATTATTTCAAGTTAAGTCTGAGCATGGTGCAATTTCCTACTTTATAGAGGAAAATAAAAAAAAAGTAAAAATTTCAAGATATTTGATTTTTCCTGTAAATTGATACTATGGCAGACAATGGTTTTACTCAGAAAGAGATGCTTCAATTAGTGCTAAATAAATTAGATGATCTAGAAGATAAACTAGAAAACAAATTGGATAAGTCAGAGTTTTATAAAGTGTTAGGGATAGTAGCTACTTTTATATTAGTTATTGGCTCTTTAATGATGTAATGAAAGCACAAGTTAATATAAGTCAAGTATTACAGGGTGGGTTAGCTGCTCTTGTTGCTTGGTTATTTCAAACAGTTAATCAGTTACAATCACAAGTAGCTGTGTATATGGTGCAAATAGAAAAATTAGAGGAGAGTATTATAGGTTTAGCCATGAGGGAAAGAGAGCTAAATTCTGCTCTAACAGATGTTTTAATTAAGCTTGGTGGCTAATGATTGAATTTTTAGTTGTACTCTGGTTAAGTCTTAGAAAGAATAAAAAAAATGTGTAAATGCACAATTCTTTGCTGTGGTTGTTCTCTGCATTGTAAAAATAAATAATATTTAAGTTATACTGCTTTTATGGATTATATTGATGATATGTCTTTAGCCTTACCTAATCAACAACAGGTAGGGGAATCTAATGCAGATTTTAAGAGGTTTCAATACTATTTGGGCTTAGGTGCATCAAGATCTTATGAGAAAGTTTCCAATAATTTCACTATTACAGATAGAAGAGTAAAGCAAATAGCTGTTAAACATCAATGGCAAGATAGAATAAAAGCTATCAATAGAATGCTAAATGAGCAGATAATTAATGAAGTTTTAGCTCAGGTTGGAGAAACTGCAAGAGATTTAGCTGATGAACTTAAACCACTTGTTTTTAAGATTATTAATGAAATAAATGAAAGGGATTTAGCTTCTATGAATCCTACAGAACTTAAAGGAATATTAGATGTTTGCTACAAGATGGTTAGTCAGATTTATGGCTTAGGAAGTCCACAAGTACAAGTAACACAGGTTGAATATCCACAGATTAAGTTTAAGTGGGATTGGGAGCAGGATGATGACTCAGACTATTGAGGCAACTCCACCTGATCTACATTCTGGACAAATAGAAGTAATACAAGCACTAGAAGAGAAAAGGTTTATTATTGCTGTTTGTGGTAGGAGGTGGGGAAAGACAACTCTATCTTTAGTTGCTGCAGTAGATCAAGCTCTTAAAGGTTTAAAAGTATGGGTTATCTTTCCTGTATATCCACAGGCTTTAGAAAGTTGGTTAAATCTTAAAAGTTTAGTTAGACAACTACCAGAGGAATATGCAGAAGTTAGAGAAGTAGAGAAAAGAATAGTTCTAAAGAATGGTGGATCTATACAGATTAAATCTGCTAACAAGCCAGAAACTCTTAGGGGTGCAGGTGGTATTAGTTTAATTATCTTTGATGAGGTTGCTTATCAGGAGAAAGAAACTTGGGAAACAGTTAGACCAATATTATCTGATAGCTTAGGGAAAGCTTTATTTATCTCTACTCCTAATGGGATGAATTGGTTTTATGAGTTGTTTGATAATGCTAAGAGGAGAAAAGATTGGGCAGTCTTTCATTATCCTACTGAGAACAGTCCTAGAATTAATAAAGATGAGTTAGCACAAGCCAAAGAAGAGTTAGGCTCTTTAGTTTATGCTCAAGAGTTTTTAGCAGAGTTTACAGAGGTAGGACACATGTTTAAGAGAGAATGGTTTGCTTATTATGATGTTATTGCAGGGGATGATCCAGAATATGTATTTGATGATGAGATAGTGAAACATAGTGAGCTAAGTATCTTTGGAACAATGGACACAGCTCTTAGTATTAAGGAAACAGCAGATTACTCAGTAATAATGGCAGTAGGATCAACTCCTAGTGGTAAGCTTTTAGTATTGGATATATTCAGAGATAGACTAGAAGCTCCAGAGCTACTACCTAAAATAGAATCAATGATAAGTAAATGGAACATGGCTTGGCTAGGTGTAGAGGATTCTAGTTTTGGTTTGGGTATTATTCAGATGGCTAGGAGGCAGGGTTTGCCTATTAGAAACTTAAAAGCAGATAAGTCTAAGACTGCAAGAGCAGTTCCTGCAGCTGCAGGGTGTGAAAATGGTACTATCTACTTTTTGAAAAATGCTAAATGGTTAGTAGAATTTGAAAGAGAATTAACTAGCTTTCCATCAAGTGGATCTCATGATGATCAGGTGGATGCTTTAGCTTATGCAGCTAGATTTGGTATAGTTAGAAAAACAACATGGAGTGTAACCTAATTGGGAATAGCAGACAACATCAGAGGCTTTTTTAGTCAACAAGAAGTCAATACAGAAAAAAAGACTTTTAAC